TTTCTTGACCAATACGATCTATTCTAGCTTCAGATTGTTGTCTTTTTTCTAAATCATAACCATTAGAATAATAAATCATAGTAGATGCACCTGTTAATGTAATTCCATATCCACCTGTTTGTGGTGTGCCTACAATAAATCTAACTGGACTTTCTGGATCTTGAATTAATTTAATTGCTTTTTGTCTATCATCTGTAGAAGTATCTCCATAATAAGTAACAACAGATTTATCTCCATATTCTTTCTTAATAGCTTCAACAATAACTTCTATATCATATCTATAATGGGCCCATATAACTGCTTTACCTTCCATTTCAGATAAAACATCCATTAGTTCATCTAATCTATTACTTGCTATCTTTTGTGTTTGACCATCATCCGATTTAAAATGACCACAAGTTATTTGATGTAGTCTCATTAATTGAGTTATCACATTATGTGTTGTAGTTAATTTTCCATTTAATGTAGCTAATGCTATATCTTTCATTTGTTTATAAACTTTTCTTTGTTCTTCTGTTAATTGAATAGTTCTTTTCATATATGTTTTAGGTGGTAAATCTAAACAATCATCTTTTAAAACTCTGTGTGAAAAAGGTTTTATTTTATCTGATAGTTCACCAAGATTTCTATAACCAACTACTATCTCAACTTGTCTACCACTTACATTTATTTTACGAGTTAAAGCATATCTAGTTCTAAAACTGTAATAAGATTGTTGATCTAATAACCAAGGATCTAGAAACCAACATTGGGTATATAAATCTAATGGAGATTTAGTTACGGGTGATCCTGTTAATATTCTTTTATACGTAACATGTTTTCCTATTGCGATAATATTTTTTGTTCTATTTGCTCCTGGATTTTTAATAGTTGTAGATTCATCTATTGCCATTAAAGTTTTATGACAATTTAAAAACTTTTCTGCAAACTGTTTTCCTTTTTTAGTAGATAATGCTTCTACATTCATAATCAAAATATGAAGATCATGATCTGATTTAAATAATATGTTTAATTCTTTTTCTTTAGTTTTACTTGCTGTAGATTCCCATAACACCATTTTTTTCTCTATATGATCTGCCATATGAGTTGGTATTTCAGAGTCAAACCAGTTCTTATAAACACCTTTAGGAGCTATGATTAAGGCGCCATTTATAAGGCCTTTATCATAAAGTATTGACATATTATCTATTAATACTTTAGACTTACCGGTCCCCATTTCCATAAAATAAGCAAATACTTTTTTATCCCAAGACATTTCTAATGCCTTTAATTGATGTGCAAATGGCTTTGTCTTAAACTTATAATTCATATATAATAGTTAGTTCTTTCTATTGATTACTATACTACATTAATATACACATTGTCAAGAATGGAAAAAAATAAAGTTTACGTTATTCAAGATGTGCCAGGCACAAGGGAAGGGAGACCAAAAATAAATATTATTGGTGCTTCTCAATATGGTTCACTAAAAGTTCTACTTCCAGAAAATGCACAAATAATATTAAGTGCAGGACCTGTTGTATTTAAGTTACGACAGTTGCTAAAAGATTACACTTCAGAAGATTATTTACTACTTACAGGTGATCCTGCAATAATAGGTGTTGCATGTTCAGTTGTATCTGATATTACTAACGGCAAGTATAAATTATTAAAATGGGATAAACAAGAAAGGAGATATTATCCAATTGAAATTGACTTGTATCAAAAATCTGAATCAAGCACTTGACAAACGTATTTTAAGGGATTATATATTAAAGAAATTTAGAAAGGAATTAAAATGGTAGAAAGCACAATAAACTTTGAACAAGACAGAGTAGAATCAGTTACACAAATTGATGCTGCTAAAACTTTATCAGATAAAGTTTTAAAATTAAAAGATTTAGAAGATGAAATTTCTAACGCAGAAGAAAGTATTAATAAATTAAAAGAACAAGCAAGAATACTTTCTCAAATAGAAATTCCTATTATGATGCAGGAAATGCACATTACAAAATTAAAGCTAAAAGATGGTGAGTCTGTAGAAGTAAAACCTTTTTACAGTGCATCTATTTCTCCTGATGTTCAGGAGAAGGCTTTTGAATGGCTTCGTAACAACGGTCTAGGTGATATTATTAAAAATGATATCACTGTTACCTTTGGTCGTGGCGAAGACAACAAGGCGGCGCAATACGCTGTCCTTGCACGAGGTCAGGGTTTTGAACCAGTCCAGAAGGTTGGTGTTCATGCCCAGACACTCAAGGCTGTGGTCAGAGAGCGTATCGAATCTGGACAGGATATGCCCTCTGATCTATTTAAAACGTTTGCAGGTAACCAGACAAAAATAACTAGGAGATAATAGAAAATGGAAACGAGTAACGAGAAACAAGTAGCTGTAAAGAAAGCCGCGCCATTACCTTCATCAATATTGTTTGAAAGTGATGCGCACGCAGGTTTTGAAAATGTAAAGCATACAAGTGTAGCTTTACCTATTTTAAAACTTTTACAAAATGGATCAGCGGAAGGACAAAAGCGAAATCAAGCTTATATTGAAGGCGCTGAACCAGGAATGCTGTTAAATACTGTAACTAAAAAAGTATATGATGGCTCTAAAGGAATAGATGTTATTCCTTGTCATTATAAACTGGAGTTTCAAGAATGGTCAGATTTTGGAACAGGCTCAGGAAGACCTGAACAAATCTATCCAGATACTTCGGATATACTGACTAAGACTACAAAAGATCAAATGGGTAAAGATAGATTACCAAATGGTAATTACATCCTTACGGTTGGTCAACATTTTGTGATCATATTAGATAGCAATGGTACTACAGAAACTGCTTTAATATCTATGAGTTCATCTCAAGGTAAAATAAGTAGAAAATGGAATGCCATGATGATGCAAATTACATTGGAGGGTAAAAATGGTTTATATACTCCACCGTCATTTAGTCATGTTTACAAACTTAATACCGTATTGAATTCTGGAAAAGGAAATCAATGGTATGGATACAACATTACAAAAGTTGGTCCTGTAAATGATCCTGCTATGTATGAAAGAGCAAAACAATTCTATCAAAGCTTAGCAAGTAAATAAAACTGTTAACTGGGGTGATAGAGATATCACCCCAAACATGAGAGTGGAAAATGTTAGAAAGATTCAAAGATATATTTGCGGGTTTAGAAACCGCTTATGGTCAAACAAAAATGACCGGAGAAATCAGAGATGATGGAAAAAATGAAGCAGATTCAATAATAGTACATAAACCTGTAACTGATATATTATGGCAAAAACATTTAAATGGTGAATTTCCAGCATTGGGGATTGTACCAATTAGACAAGATAGTAAATGTAAATGGGGATGTTTAGATATAGATGTTTATGATTTAAATCATAAAGAACTAGTACAGAAAATAAAAGAAAAAAATTTACCATTAATAGTATTTAAATCCAAATCAGGTGGTGCTCATATATTTTTATTTGTAAAAGAATTTGTTCCAGCATCTTTAATTAGAGAAAAATTAAAAACAATGGCCGCAATACTTGGTCATGCTGGTAAAGAATTATTTCCAAAACAAGATTATATAAAAGCAGAAAAAAATCAAATAGGTAGTTGGTTAAATATTCCTTATCATGCTGGAGATAAATCAGTTAGATGTGCGTTAGACGATAATGCAAATCCATTAACTGTTGAGCAGTTTTTTAAATTGCATAATGAAAAAGTTTTATCAGAAAAAGATTTAATACAATGGAAAGCAAGTATAATAAGTGAAGATGATGATTTATTAGAAGCACCTCCATGTTTAGTTACTTTATTGTCCAATAAAGTTAAACAAGGTGGAAGAAATGATACTTTATTTAATGTAGGTGTTTATTTAAGAAAAAGATTTCCAGATCAATGGAAAACTAAATTACATAGTTATAATTCAAAATACATGGAACCACCAATAGATGATAATAATCTTGAAAACACGGTTATTAAATCTTTATTAAATAAAGATTATCGTTATAAATGTAAACAAGAACCTATTAGAAGTTTTTGTGAATCAAAAATTTGTGTAAAAAGAAAGTTTGGTGTTGGAGAAAATATTCCAGGACCTGAAATAGAAAAAATAGAAAAATATCCATCACATCCACCTATATACATTGTGCATATAGATGGAAAACAGGTTGAAGTAGATAAATTAACTTTGCATGAATTTGAAAAATTTTCAGTGGAAGTTATGGATCAATTAGGACAAGTATTACTTCCAATAGGTAAAATAATTTGGAGAAAGATATTAAATAAAATTATGTCTAATGCGGAAACATACAAAACATTAGAAGTCCCTGAAGCAGCTAGACTTGATTATCAATTAAAAGAGTTGTTAGGAGATTTTTTAAATAGAGCAACTGGAAAAACTATGGAAGATGTTAATAGGGGAATTCCATATACAGAAAATGGTTATAGTTATTTTAAATATAAAAGTTTTAATTCTTTTTTAAAAAGAAGTAAGTCTTGGGATTTACCAAAAGCAAAAACACAAAGAATGTTAGAAGTTATTTTTAAAGCAGTAGAAGCATCTCCAAAAATAAATAAAAAAACAATACGTGTATGGAAAGTTGAATCGATACAAATTGATAAACCAATTGTTATAGAAACTAAAATGAAAGATCCGGCATTCAAATGAAAAGAATAATTATACCTGGACCTCCAGGAACAGGAAAAACATATCATTTAATAAATAATTATTTAAAGAAGGAAATTGAGGAATATAAAACTTCTTCAGATAAAATTGCTTATTTAACCTTTAGTAATGCTGCAACGGATGAAGCAAAGAAAAGAATTTTAAATGCTTTTCCAACAGTAAAAGAATTTCCATACATATGTACGATGCATTCACTTGGAACAAGGCAGTTAAATATAGATACTAATACACAATTATTAAAAGATGAAAAATGGAATGCATTTAAGAATTTTTCACAAATATGCAAAGATTTATCTTTTGATACATATTTTGATCATTACACAGAAACAGTGACTTATAAAAATGATCACATGAAAGTAATTGAATATTCAAGATGTAAAAAAATATCTATTATGGATGCTGCAATAGAATTAGATAAACATCAAACAATAGATATATGGTTAACAGAACAAATTGAAGCCGATTTAAGATCATATAAAAAACAAACAGGAATGATTGAGTATTCCGATATGATTAAACAGTTCATTGAGAAAGATAAATGCCCCCCACTCAGCGTTGTCTTTTTGGATGAAGCACAGGATCTGAATCCTCTGCAATGGGAAATGTTCAATTACATTGAATCAAGATGTGAGAGATCATACATTGCAGGGGATGACGATCAAACGATTTATACGTTTCAAGGTGCTGATCCAAATATATTTATAAATTTAAGTGGTGAAGTGGATGCACGAGTTGAATCAAGAAGATGTCCAAGAGTTATACATAGAAAAGCTTTAGATATTTTACAACATGTAGAAAATAGAATGATTAAAAGTTGGTTACCAAGAGATGCTGAAGGGCAAATTTTTGAAGATCAAACTTTAGATAATATTGATTTTACTAAGGGGGAATGGATGATTATTGCAAGAACTAATCAAATGTTAAATCCAATCAAAGCTCATTTAACAACATTAAATCTAAGATTTCAAAGTAAAACAAATATATTACTTTCTCCTGAATTATTAGAAGCATATCAAGTATGGATAAGATTAAATCAAGGTGCAACTGTTGGCGCTGAAGAAGCTAAATCAATTTATAAAGTTTTAACTGTAGAAAAAGATCTTGTTAAATATAAATTTTCAAGTGGAAAATCTTTGGATACTGTAGATTTTGTTGATTTAGATGATTTGATGTTAAATCATGGGCTTCTAGTGACGGGTAGCTGGGAGCAATTGAATTTTAAAGAAGATACAAAATTATATATTAAATCATTATTAAATAATGGAGATGATTTATTTAAACCTGCAAGAATTAAAGTATCCACAATACATGGTGTAAAGGGTGAGGAATGTGAAAATGTAGTCTTATATACAGGAATAGAAAAGATTATATATGATTCTGCATTAAGAAATCCTGATCCAGAACACAGATTGTTTTTTGTGGGTGTGACAAGAGCAAAAGAAAATCTTTATATCATGCAACCAGATATAGAAGATCATTATAACTATATACCAGGAGATCCAATACTATGAGTAACGACGCGTTTTTTAAACAAGTGGGAGGTTCACATTATAAAAAATATAAAATTCAACCTTCTAGATTTATTAATGAAAATAAGATACTGTTCGCAGAAGGTAATGCAATTAAATATATTTGCAGACATCAAGATAAAGGTAAAAAACAAGATTTATTAAAAGCAATTCATTACATACAAATGATTGTAGAAAGAGATTACGACAAATGAAAGGAAAAAAAATGGCAGTGTTTGATTTAGGATTATTTACAGTCTTATGTGTATATTGTTTTTTAATTATGGTATTAGCATAAATGTTTGAAGCTCAGAAAGAATGGATTTGTCCAGAAAATTATCCTGATTTAAAAGGTTATAAATATATTGCTATAGATTTAGAAACTAAAGATCCCGATCTTAAATCAAGAGGATCCGGTGCAATTATTGGTAATGGAAACATTGTTGGTATTGCTGTAGCTGTTGAAGGATGGTCCGCATACTATCCAATTGCTCATGAAGGTGGTGGTAATTTAGAAAAAGAAAAAGTTTTAAGCTGGATTAAAGAAGTTTGTGCATTATCTAATGTGAAAATATTTCACAATGGAATGTATGACGTGTGCTGGCTTCGAGCGGCGGGGATCAAAATTAATGGACACATTGTAGATACAATGGTTATGGCATCATTAATTGATGAAAATAGATTATCTTATACATTAAATAGTATTTCTTATGAATTTTTAGGTGAAGTAAAAGATGAGAAAGCTTTAATAGAAGCTGCACAATCCTGGGGAATAGATCCTAAATCTGAAATGTATAAACTTCCTGCAATGTATGTAGGTAATTATGCAGAAAAAGATGCAAAACTAACATTAGAGTTATTTAAAGTTTTATCACGTGAAATACAAAAACAAAATTTACAAAATGTATTTGATTTAGAAACACAATTGTTTCCATGTTTAATTGATATGAAATTTAAAGGAGTCCGAGTTGATATAGAAAAAGCAAAACTCCTGAAACAACAATTAACAAGCCAAGAGCAAGAAATATTATTAAAAGTAAAACAAGAAACAGGGATAGAGCCCCAGATTTGGGCTGCAAGGTCCATTGCAACAGTTTTTGAAAAACTTCGTTTACCTTATGAAAGAACTGAAAAATCATCTGCGCCATCCTTTACAAAGAATTTTTTATCTGAACACAAACACCCTATAGTCCAAATGATTGCAAAAGCAAGAGAAATAAATAAAGCTCATACAACTTTTATAGATACAATTTTAAAATTTACACATAAAGGAAGAATACATGCTGACATCAATCCAATAAGATCAGATCAAGGTGGAACTGTTACAGGTAGATTCTCATATGCTAATCCTAATCTCCAGCAAATCCCTGCGAGAAACAAGGAACTAGGGCCTATGATAAGATCATTATTCTTACCAGAAGTAGATCATAAATGGGGATGTTTTGACTACTCACAACAAGAACCAAGACTTGTTGTACATTATGCGGCAACAACTGAACCAATTTGTTTTGATGAATCAGTTACAAAAATAGTAGAAGAATTTAAAAATGATTCTGTTGACTTTCATAAAACAGTTGCAATCATGGCAGGTATATCAAGAGATCAAGCTAAAACAATTAATCTTGGATTATTTTATGGAATGGGTAAAGCAAAATTACAAGCTGAACTTGGATTAAATACAAAAGAAGAAACAGAAGTATTGTTTAATCAATATCATAATAACGTTCCATTCGTAAAAGAATTAATGAATAAGACATCTCAATTTGCACAAACATCAGGATCAATTGGAACATTACTGGGCCGTCGTTGTAGATTTAATAAATGGGAAC